ATGAAGCGGTCCATGGATGATCTTACTAATCAGGCCATAGATTTGGTGCTTGAGAATGACGCACTACATAAACGTGTCGTCGAACCTTTAAAAAGGAAAATACTTCCGTACGCTGCTTGTGTCTTCATATTCAACGTTATACTCTTCATTCTCGTGATTCACCTCGTTCGACGTCTATCGATCCTTCACGACTCTCTTCCTCGGACTGTAGCATTTTCCCAACCCTAGCGAATGGTGTGTCCTCTGTGATGGCAGTCAATACCTGGATGGGTCGAACATCTAGTATTTCGGGTTTGATGAAATCTGTTTCTTCATCTGGATACGAAGTTTCAAAATCCTTGATGATGTTGATGGGTACAGGGGGCGACTGTTCGATCAACCTATCGTACTCCGACTTACACTCTTCCACGAACTTGAGTCCATCCTTTTTCCTTTCTTCGCGAGGAAGTGCCAGCATAAGTCGGATGTTTCTGGATAAGAGACCGTAGGATAACGCAGCCGTCCTATGATTTTCCATGAGTTCGTTGATCTTTAGAAATTGCATGATCGTCGCGATGAGACCCGCGACCAAGTTCATACCACCGATGACAGAAGGAACAATTCCCCGTATACCCGCAGGAAATGACGTCTGTGCAAAGTTTGCCGTCCCTGTGACAGTGGACAAAACAATAACAGGTAAAGTAAAACGCATCGACAATGTCTTGTACATCAAGTAGGCACGATGGTTCATGAACCTGTAGCATGCCGAAGCTTCACCCCACTGCCTCAATATATTTTCATGTTGGTCGTTCCACGATTTTTTCATCGTCTACTATATATGAACATTATCTTCTTCATCCATGTACTGATACTGGTGGCGGGGATAGTCGTACCGACACTGGTGAAGGATGTTCGGTGGTTGGAGATGTATTCACTCTTCGTACCATTCGTATTCTTCCATTGGATCACGAACGATGATACATGTTGTTTGACACAACTTGAGATATACTTCACAGGACAGGACAAGGCGAAGACCTTCATGTCTCGTGTTTTAGACCCTGTGTACAACGTATCTGATGATGCTTCTGGGCGTCTAATTAAATTGACGGCATTCGCCCTATGGATGCTCGTACAGCTTCGACTTGGACGTATACACACCATAATGGGACTTAAAAAGTAATCACCTTGTATACATACATGGAGGCAATCAGGAATTCCAGGCTTATCAACAAGGAGAACTACGTGAACGAGATTGACAGGATTTACGCACGAATCGACGAGCTTCAGGATAAGCTTGAAGATGTTGATGAAAATGATGAGGAACACGTCAACCAGGTCAAGCTTGATCTGTACCCCGAACAGATCGAACTTCTTGAAGAAAAGGCTGAACGTCTGAAGGAGCGTTTTGAAAAGGATGAAGAACGTTACGAGGAAATTCTTTCTGAACTCGAAAAGACTGAAACGACCGAATACAATATGAAGTATCTTCAGTCTCACCCAGATCCTCACACTGAACTTGATTCGATTGTTCGGTCCATTACTCAGGTTTTGGTAAACCTGAATGAGTCGAATGAGTGAACACTCACCTTGAAATTGTAGTGTATAATCATACACAATGCGTCGGCTATATCATGTTGACGATCGTAAGGAATGTCACTGATGTACTTACCCGCTATAGATACACTTCTCTCCTTACGTTGTTCATAGTCAAGATGACCCATTCCAAAGTGTCGATGGACACTTAACGGTGATATGAGAACAACCTTATCCATATATATGTAGTGTAACAAACTTTCAATGTTTGTTAGACCAGCAGGAGGTTGGCGTTCTATAAGCACGGTGTCAGCTTCTTTAAATAGATAGTCGTAATCGGATAAAAATAAAGAGATGATTATCGCCGTGTCATTCGTTTTACCTATATACTTGTACTCACCCAGGTCAACCTTCTTTATATAGTCAATCGTAATATGGGGACCGTCACATGTTGCCATGACCAATCCCATATTTGTGTAGCCTATGTCAACCCCCAATAATTTCATGGCTTAATATAAAGATGAAGATTAACTATAAGCTCGTCAATTCATTGATTCTCCTTTCGATTCCCGTCATCATGATCTACGCGATCGTGAGGAATCCGGTAGAGGTGGAAGTTCCAGTACCCGTCAAGGTACCAGTGAGGGTGCCTGTCCGAGAAGTTCGTTCCCCAGAGTATCGAGGTCCTCCCATTAAGAAATACAAACCCGGACATTTCCAACAGATTGGTATTTTGACAAACGAAACGGGTGAGACACTGCCCCTATATGGTCGGGAAGTTCGTAATCGCCGTGATAGGTACCATTATCACACGACCACACAGGGTGATCAGGTGTACCCCATCCCAGTATCGATCGACGGACGTGAATGTACCGAGGATATCGGCTGCCCAGAACTCTATGGTGGTGAAACGGTTACAGTCTTTGGAAAGGATACACCATTCACGGTGAAGACGTACCGGACGGACAATTTTTTTTAATCAGGTCAAACTCCCGCATAACTAGATCATTTCCGTATTTGGCTAAGAATGCCTTTATTTTCAGCAACTGTAGCACTGTATCGTCATCCAAGTGATTCAAAAAGCGTCGCTTCGCTTGAATGTCGTCCATTTGTGAAACTTCCTTTTGTGACTGTATATACGGCCACGTATGACGTCGTAGTTCATTCAATTCACCTCTCAAGTTTACGAGTTCTGGTAATACAACTTCTCGTATGAGACGATTCGTTTCTTTTAGATCGTCAGTGTAAGACATGTTTCTATGTCGTTTATTTTCTTTATAAATGATAAATGGACTACCAAGATCTCAAGAAGAAGGTGAAATCGATGGGGGAACGGGTCACTAAAGATGTCAGGGGTAAACGTGTTCGTCTCACGATTAACGAACTTCGTAAGAAGGTTAAGCGTGACATGAAGAATAGAGTGAATAACGCGAGGGAGACAATCGCTATGTGTAAGTCGATCGTAAGTGTAGGTGGGAGACCCCCGCCTCCACCTCCACCTCCACCTCCGGGCGTCCCTAAGAAGCCGATCATGAACAACAAACGAGCGAAACTTATGTCCGAACTAAAAGATGTTCTGAAAAAGAAGGGGCTTCGAGGAAATTAATTGTTTGAGTTTGAGTTATTGGCGTTTACTGGAGGATACTTTTTTATGTTACGCTTCTTGAATAGTTTTCGCTTGAGAGGAGTCCGAGCCTTGACTCCAGCCTTTTTAGAGGCTTTCAGAACTCCTGTAAGAACTCGCTTGTTGTAAACGTGGTTAATCTTGTTGTTGTTACCCACGTTTGTCTGCACATACACCCGTTTAGAGGCGGGAATGTTCCTTTTATTAGCCTCCATCACGTTTTTGTTTATGAATTTTTTGACATTCTTGTTCAGCTTGTGGGGTTTATTGTTCGAGTTCGCATTGGAATTGTAGTTCGAGTTCGAGTTCGAGTTCGAGTTCGAGTTCGAGTTCGAGTTGAAGGAAATGGCTCGGCGAACGGGTTCCAGGTTATTGGAACGACGAACTCGCCTACCACGGATGACAGGGCTATTATCGAAATAGCTACGAATTTCTGCCCACCCGTATTGATTATCATTGTTTCGCGATCGCCTTGGACTACTCATAGTTACTTATAACCGATATTTTATGTAAATATGACACCAAATCGTTTCGTCATGTACTTCTTCGCTAGTGGTAAAGAAGGTTGACTCCACAATAACCACCGTGACCAGAAACCAGCTGTCGCGATACCGTTAATGCCCCACTTTTCCTTGTCACTTCGACTGACATTCAACATTCGTTTATGAATTGCCTGATCAACGGCTGGGACAGTTCCTCCATGTCGCTGAACATATAAACGCATTCGTGTAGGATCCTTATGGATCGTGTAATCAGAATAGCCTCGACCACCAAAGTCAACTTCACGACCATCCTCGAGGATCGCCCTGAACTTCTTTTGGGGGTTGGGACTCTTGATGAGTCTGACCTTCATTACTATAATTAGACAAGTTTATTCTGCTTGAGGATGATGTACGCAAGCATGAGAACCTGGACAACCTGGAACACGGTGAGACCGAAGGGCATCTTGGGGACGACGAACAGCGTCTGGACCTTCTCCTTAAGATCCTCGATTTGGGGCTGGTACTTTTCACGACGGTAATACATTTATATACCCTGAGATTTTTTATGCACCGTTACAGGCACTGCAATAGTTCTCGACAAGCTTCTTTTCTTTACCACGCTTGAGCAGGAAGATGTGATCGTACATGTGAAGCAGAGTCATCGCCGTCACGAGTAAAATCGCGGGACGGTTACCTAAGTTCTTCGTGAATACGAGTACAGCGACCAGAATCGCGACGATAATCGTCTGTGGGACGGTGAGAAACATTTATAGTAGACTGAGAAATTAAATGAAATATTGCACTGTCACGAGCTATATGTCCAAGGGTCCACGTGTAGTGAGTGATAATATATGTTGTTCCGAAAGACGTCTTCTTCGAACCCTTTACATGAAATGTATGAAGAGTGGTAAGAGACCGCATCAGTTTACACAATGGCTTCATAGGAAATACGGTCAGTTGATCGTAGAACGAAAAACGGTGTATGGAGACGGCATTTCCCTACCATGTGTATTGTGTCGAAAAACCCTGGACAAACATGGTGTCCGATGGAGTGCACATGATGGAGATAAGTGGGTGGATAGTATTTTGTGTATTCCGATACCTTCGCGTTCAACGAATAAACAAAAGAGGATGTTAGGATTTAAAGTTTAATTAAGATGTTTTCTACACACCGCCTCATACATGTCACGACCACCAATGAGTTCCAATTTTAGGTCTGACACAATACGCTTCGTGAAGGGTCCCGGTGTACCGTTGCTACATGTCATACATAGTGCTGATAGCTTTGTGACGTCACATGCGAGTGGAATACAGTCGATGAGTTCTCCAAACTTTCGCTGAAAAGAATCCGCGTCGAGACCAGCAAGGATGACATCCTTCTTTAGAAAAAGACAAAACTCAACAAATTTTTTGAGACGAGGGAAAAACTGCCCCTCGTCGATCGCTACGATGTCCGCGTTTTGGAAAGCTGATCGTTCTTCTAAACTGAAGAGGTCATGCACCTTGTGACAGTCGAAGTGGACATTGTCGTGTGTCTTGAGGACTTCATCAGGGGACCGCGTATCCTTGGCAGAATTGACGACTATTATATTCTTATCGGTAACCTTTAGACGCTTAAGTCTGCGTATGAGTTCCGATGTTTTACCGGAAAACATATTTCCCATAATAATCGATAGACTCATTTCTTCCTAGATATTATAATCTTGTATTTTTTATATGAGTGTAGACATTCATGCAGCCACCATCATGGGGCATCAGGGATACTACAATCCCAGGACTGGTCGAGTCAAATTTGATGGATGTATTTACTCTAACATACAAACAGCTATAAAATATCTACGACTCAAATAACTTCGACATAGACAGGACGCTCAGTACCTATTAATGACAGACCAACCTGTAAAATTCTTCGAGCGAAGTGTGTCTTTACTTCGATGGTACTATCTTCGATATATTTTCTTGAATTCGGTCTATGATGATCCAGAACTTTCTTCATAGATAGAACACGTCGGAGAGAAACCCTATGACACGTAGTCGTATTTATTCTCAGCTTCACTCGCTCATCTAAGCACCATATACTATTGAACATAGAATCTAGGCGTTCTGGTGTAGTATGATCCGTTATCATAATCTTACATATTCGCATCCTGTTCTTTCTTGAGTTTTTTTAAACGCTTAAACTCGCGTGATAATTCTACGATGTTAGCAACGAATAGACTGGTACATAATAGTATGGTTTTGGTACTTATGTGCATACTCGAAAATACACTTTTTTCTTTATCCATTATAAGATGCCCCTGAGCGATGCTCAGATTACCAAGAAGGTTGGGGAACTGCGTAAATCTGAGGGTCGGATCTACGCACCCCTCAAATATTTCAGGGGACTCACCACCCTCAAGGAGGTTGAGACCCGCTACAAGAAGATGCTCAAGCGGGACTACAAAGATTTCAAAACGGACAAGGGACAGAAGACAAAGACCTCTTCCTACACGCAAAAGTTTAGAAAGATGTATCCGGGAGCCAAATCTCTCCCTGAAATTGCTAAGGCTACTGGCCTGCCTCTAAAGACTGTGAAGACCATCTACAACAGGGGGCTCGCTGCGTGGAGAACCGGGCATCGTCCGGGAGCCTCTCCACAAGCGTGGGGGTACGCGAGGGTTCACAGCTTCGTCACGAAGGGGAAGACGTATTACACGGCGGATAAGGATTTACGGTAGGGTCGCACGCTCGAAGTCGGTGCAGTCGATATTTTTCTTGGCAAGCCTTTGCAGTACGATTAGGTAAAATATCTTTCCATATCCCATTTTTTAAGAAGCGTTCGTTACAATACTTCTCGTATACTTCTTTCACAACATTTAATTCTTCTTCAGTCCATGGGATTTGATTTCGTACAGAAATCGCATAAGCATTTCGATTTTTATGTGAGTCATACTTATGTCTCAGATACTCTTCACTTACTGACAATTGGGAGTTGAGATGAGAAGAAGGTCCCCACAGACTTTCTACAAATTCTTTTGTCCATTGTGCATGTCCATTTTGTGTTTCCAACGTTGTGAGAACCCAATTACCATCGATATAACCTTTAGTTTCATCTAATCTTTCAACAGACATCTGCCATTCACCTTTTGACATCAAAGGAATCATCAATAGTTCACAACGTCCATGTTGCTTTACATACGCGTGTATAATTTTTTCTACAGTGACTTCACTGGGTGAATGATTTCTTCCTCTTTCGTTTCTTGTATTAGTAGAGGAGATACATCTTTGAACCATCCTTTCTAACCTTTCAAAAAAGTTCGTATCAAAATCCATGTCAACTTCCTTCTTTCGCAAGTAATGTACACTTTGAACCTTTTCACGCGACCATTGACGGTGACCAGATTGAAAGTGTATATCTATCAATACACAATTAGCGGAACTATAACCTTTACTTTCATCGAGTCGTTCAATACTTACGTTTTTGGTACTGAGTTTTAAATCACTATACTTACATCTGAATCCTGATTTTTCAAGTTCGTCCGCCGTAAATTTTCGACTTTCATCTAAACTCCATTCAACTTCAGCATGATCCCGTCCAAGAATGTTTCGATCTTTTGTATGTCTTATGGCACCATTCAATAGCCTCACACTTTTGAGACGCCATTCACTTTTACAACTGGATCCATTTGTGATACCAGCCGGTATACGTAGGTTTCTGAGTATATGAGATTCAGAATCATCGGGAAAATTTTCACAAATCGCACGACACACCATCGGATCTCCCACTTTTTGAGATATATAGATCGCAGTCGCTATATGAGACCGAAACCCGTTCACGTTTTTTGTTATTCCCAAAAATAGATTTTTCTGAACACGGAACTTGTTACCACTTTTACTAACATTCCAATAACCACTTGTATTTGAACTTGTGCTGGTTATTAATTCAATTTTTTCGTCTTCTACTAGACGGGTAGCTTCTTCATCAGTCATCTTTTTAAGTGTCGAAAGTTCAATTTCTTGACATACATCATTCGAAATAAAAGAATCTAGTGTAGTCTGAACCATCCTTAATTAAAGATTTACTTAAAGTCTTTAACATTGATTAAAACATTCTATAGACACGCTCATAGATACTAGGTGTCTTCACTGGCTCGGGTGCAAACTTGAGTGCGAAGATTTTACCCACAATGGCTTGATTTTTCTCGGTT